TTATGGAAAAAATGAATGAGATGAATTATTACTATGCTGGAGGCAAAGGTGATAAAAATGCTATGTACTTTGTACAAAAACATCCATTCTTAGAATCTGGTGAGGGATTACAAGCTCAGTTAAAGATGGTTAAAGATGCTTTTAAAGCGGCTGGTAAAGGTGAAGGCTTTGATAAATATGTAGCTTATAATAAAAAGAAATTTGCTTTAAATAATTATCAAATGAAACAAAAAGGTATAGCAGAAGACTACTGGGTAGAGTCTTTTGTTTCTAATGCTATGTATGAAGTGCATAACAACCTTAATTACAATATTAATAGACAACAGATGGGAGCTGGGTTGAGGAAAGTTCTGGGTGAAGGTTATATAAATAGTGCTAAAGCTTTTAACAAGAGAGCACAGATATGGTTTAACACAGGACTTTCCACCAACGAGGGATACGCCGCATCTTTCTTAAAGAATTTTAGTAAAGATGGACAATTTGGTAAGGTTGATGTAGTACCATTAAAGAATGGTAAATTTAAATTAGGTTCATTTAATGATGATGTTAAGGATAGTAAGTTAACAAAAAGACCTAATCTTGAAAGACCTGAATCATTTGATGGTGGTATACCTGCACTTCCTGAGTTTATATATGCCTTAAATAAGTCGGCTGGTATATCAAACGAAGGTAATGTTAATAAATCATTTATCGTGTCTCCTAGTGAGCGATATGGGGCTTTATTAGGTAAGTATATGTTCTTTGAAGCATCCCCTAAATTACAAGCTATGATGCGTAAGAAAGGTATACACGCAATAGCTCCTAAATCTGCATTAAAACAGATGGGAGATAGAGAATTTGGTAGACTTGTAAAGCCGGGTGAAGAGTATGCTCAAAGTGTTGAGTTTGGTAATGCTGAATATATGGATGCTATGACAAAGTTTATGCAGAAGTCTGGTATGCAAATGACACCAGCTACAGAAAAGCAAGGACCAGAATGGAAATCTAGAATAGGTGAAATATTCTTTCCTAAAGATAAAAGAGGACAAGGATTTGGCACTGAGTTCTTTCGCTTGTTTGAAAAAAAAGCTAGAGCTGATGGTAAAGACTTTATAACAATAGATGCTATCGGCGGTAATAAAGACTTTAGTAATGTAAACTTCTGGAAAAAAATGGGCTTTACTTATGATACTAGAGACATTAGAAAGAAGAATGGTAAATTAAATTTTGAAATAATGTTTGGTCCCGATGACCCAGTATTAAATAAAGATATTATAGGTGCTAAAAACATTAGAAGAATACCTATGATAAAAGTTCTTAAGCCAACTAGAGCTAAGGCAAAAGGTCTTGAGTATGAAGGTCCTACTTATGATATACCTATTAGTGATGTAAGAACTATATTAAGTGAAATAACTGATAGCCATATGTTAGATGGTGCAAGGTTCCCTAAGCAGATGCTATCTACTATAGGGCATTATGGTAAAACACCTACTGACCCTGAAGTAGTTAAGTCAATGGCTGACCAATTAATAGGAGAATCTGTAGCAGGTACTAAAGAAGCTAATAAAAACTTTGAAAACCATAGAAAGAATCCTAATGAAGTTTCTGAAAAATGGATAATGGATAATCTTGAATCTGTAAGTCTAAGTAATATTACAAAGGCTTTATTAGATACTAATAACGAGCCTTTAGCCGCTAAACTTTATAAAAAGATTTTAAAGATGAATACTGAGATTGAAAATTCTCAGGCAAATGACGCTGAAATGTCAAGAGAAGAGTACATAGCATCTAATAAACAGAATGTAGAATTTAATAGTATGATGGAGAGAAATATGGCACTGTACCCAGAACAGAATCTGGGACCTCTTCTTCATAAATTTAGTAGAGATAGAAGATTTGTTGCTTTGCGTAATTACATAGTACATAGAGCAAGTAGACCAAGGATAGAGAATAGTGGTACAGCTAGGATGAGACCTTGGGATGCAGGGATGCAATTAGACCCAATATTAAGTCAGTTAAATAAAAATCAAGATATATTCTTTTTAGATAACAACTGGAAGAATAAGCAGATTCACGATTCATTCTTTAAGGGAGGAAGTGAAAAACTAGGTAATGTATGGAAAGAATTTCAAAAAGGTAAAAAAGGTAGGTATAGAGATGACTTACCTAGGGTAGAAGATATTTTAGAATCAACCATAATGAGAGTTCCTATGGATTCTCAAAGTGGAGCACACGTTTTAAAATTTGGCGGGTTTACAGGTATTAGAGGTTCAGGTATATTATTACACGGAAGAACTATGGAAGCACTCGGAGGTGCTGACTTAGATGGTGACAAAGCTTTTATCTTTCTTGGTGGTGAAAAAGGAATACATAAAGATTGGAAAGAAATCTACCGAGGACAAAAAGATGAGTTTACAGTTAAGAATAAAAAAGGAGAACAGGAAACCTTACCAGCTAAAACAGAAGAAGCTAGGAGTAAGTTTGTTAAAGAAAATCAAGAAGTCAAGTCATATGGAGAATCTCCTTTCGCACAATACGACCCTGTCTGGAGAGGTTTTATGTCGGAGGCGGCGGCTGAGGGTCGTGATACTCTTGGTGGTGCTGTTACTGCAAGACAAGCTTTCTTAGGAGCTTATGATGCTATTAGAATGTCAGGTAAAAAACAACACTTTGGGGAGAGTACTTTTATAGCAGGAAAGTTTATGCCTAAAGTTATGGAAGATGGTGCTTACTATTATCCTATAGACTTGGTAAATAAAGAAGGAAAAAGAAGTGGTTATTATTATGTAAAGATGGAATCTACTTTAGATGCTAAAAGATTACAGAAATTTAAAGAACTTTCAAGAGCGGCAATTAACCTTGGTGCTGACCCAATGGATGAAGCTGGTATTGTGGGACTTCCAAAAATAAAAGATGAACTATTAAAGACTTTATTTGATTTTAAAGTAGTTAAATCATTTCAAAAGAGGGGAGATAAGAAAATACAGTTTACAGAATCTCCCGGATATACTAAGATGATGAAGGCTGGTAAGATGGAAGACCATAAAAGATATGGATTACACGCAGATTTTGCTAGAGCTAATAATGTTTTATATGGTAAGAACTTCAAAACTGGCAGAAAATGGTCTTTAAATCAAATACAAGAAGGTATTAATGGCATAACTTGGATGCCTAAAGAGAGTCAAAACAGTTTACTTCCCTTTTTATCAAGACAAATAAAGGGTGTAGTGTTTGAAGATAACTTATTAAGGCGTGTTGATGGTCAAGTATTACGAGAAGTTTATGAGAATAACAGACAAGGTGTTGGTAAAGATAAAGAACTCTTAGAATTATTTGAAAGAACATCAATGATGAGTAGGCAGGGTAAATTACTTGAGAATGTTATTAGAGATGAGTTATTTACACAAGGTGGTAGGATTAAATTAGCTCGGAATAAAGAAAGATTCTGGGAAATGTTTACTAAGAGATGGTATCCTCAATATGTTCATCAATTTGAATTAGGGAAAAATGCTAAGTTAATGCAGAAAGATTTCTATGAAATGGGAGAAATTCCTTATCATATGATTAATACATTTTTTAGTAAGGGTAAAAATACAACTTTTAGAGAAAGGATGGAGTATCTAGAAACAAAAGCTAATACTGCTGAAGATTTCTTAGTCAATGATTTAAGCGATATGGCTGGTCTATCTTATATTTTAAAGGTTAAAGAAAAAGGTAATATTTCTAAGGATAGATTCCAAGCTATAAACAAGCTTGTTGAAAAAGTTAAGAACGATTCTTATTGGATTAAACAAGCTCGTAAAGAAGCATTAGAAGATTTAGAATCTCAGGTATTTAGCAAAGAACAATTAGAACAGGTTGATAAACTGGGATTATCTGAACTAATAAAAAAAGATAAGATAAAAACTGGTGATGACCAAGTTTCTTCTGATAATAAAATTTTAAAACATAAGCAAAAATTAAAGTCTAATGATGAGAAAAAACTCTATGATGCTTTATTACTAGGTACTTTTAATAGAGCTGATTTACCTAAGCTTAAAGAATTACAAACTAAGTTTAAGAATGGTGAAAAGATGACTGGTCCTGAGCTATGGGCAAAGAATACTCTAGAAAAACACGCACAAAATACATCGTTATTAAGGCTAGGTTTCAATTCAAAAGCAGTTAGTGATAGTTCTTTAAGAGATTATTGGAAAGAATACAATAAGTTTTTTAGAAAGATAAAGAATCACGATATAAAAGAACAAGAGTTCATAATTGAAAACTCTAAAATAAAAGAAAATACTGAAAAATTTGAGAAAGTTACTGAGTTTAAGGATGAATTAGGCAAAGAAAAAAAGGGTTCTATTATAGAATCTTCTGAATTAAGCTCTAGTGATAGAAAATTTTTAGATGAAATAGAGCCTTTTATAGGCTTACACAAAGGAAAACTTACAGGTGAAGCTAAGGAAATCTTTTTTGATATGAAGGGACACTTAAAGCATTACCATAATTTAGATTCTACAAACTTAAATGGACTTTTTAGAGATTTATTTAAAAAGAATATAAACCAAGCTAACCTTGCAGACTTTAGAGTTCTTAATGAATACTTTAAAGATATGAGAACAGGTAGTGCTTGGACCCAGATGTGGGATAAATTAATGGGAAAAAACCCATCTAAAGACTTACCCGACATAAAAAGGAAATATTGGAGCATATTTCCCCGTGCTATTAATAGAGATATGCTCCGATACCCTGCAATGGTTCAATGGAGAAAGGATATAGGTCCTTATAAAGATAGATTTGATAACTCAATAATGGGTAGGGTTGTTCGACCTACTGCAGTGATAGGAGATATACAAAATTATGCTCATAAAAGCTCTGAATTTGCTATACAGCAGTCGGAAATTGCTATTAATGACATAAGAGATGAACTTGCTCCTTTTGTTCAGGCTCTACCCGAAGGAGACAAACTTCATAAAGCCGCCGTTTCTTTAAGAGAAAGACAGATGAAACATCTAATTGCAGAAGCTGAAGGCTATGATGGTAAGTTATTAAATCATAAACAGATGGCTTATGAAGCTAATTACCAAGAAATAAAGCCTATATTAGACCAATTAAAAGGCAAAAACTATACAGTACCTAAAAAAGATGGTGCTATAGTTATGACTGGCGAACAAGTTATTAAAGAAATTAACGGTATTTATACTAAGCAAAATAGAATTGTTGAGAAATGGATTAACGGTGATAGTGACTATGTTAAAGTATGGCTTGATAAAACTCTTGATAAGAAAGGTAGAGTTACTTGGGAAGGTTTAGATAAACTTAGAAATGATTTTATTGCTTATAGTAGGGAACAATTTAGAAAAGGTAATAGATACGATATATCAAAGTTTGGTGTACACGGAATGAATGAGATTTCTAAAAGAATACTTCTTAGTTTAACTCCTAAAGGTAAAGATAGAAATGGTGTTCCTATTAGAAATACTAAGAATTTATTAAGATATCAAAAGCAATTACAATTTAATTCAGGTAAAACTCCTTTATGGAACGCTGAAGCTTATTTCCCTCATATAGCATTTGATAGAGGTAAGGTATCAGAAAACTTAACTAAGTCTATACAGAAGGTTTTTGAAGATACTAAGCTAACTCAAAAAGAAAAGAATGAATATATAAATAAACTTATATATCAGTCTAAAGCTATGACAGGTGACTGGGTTGCTAAAGACTCATTACAAGGTAATTATGATGAAATGAGTAAAGCTTATAAAGATATTGCCTCTGCTCAAATTAGAAAGCAGAAAAGAAAAGATAGATTTGTTGATTCAGGACCTACATTCACTAAACCTCACAGTCAACACGAGAGAGATGCACATATGTCTGGCTGGTCCAGAGAGCCTGAGGCTTATGAAGGTTATATGAAGAATATAAGTGACTCTTTCTATAAACAAATTATGCAAATTTTATCAAGGACTCACATTAATCAGTTTAAACAGAAGTTTTTTAAGCAATCTAAAGACTCTGATTTAACTGACAGATGGGAATCTTTCTTAAATCTATATACACAGAGTGCAATGGGACATCCTATTGAGATTCCAATGGATGTAGTTAATGACCCTAAGATGAAATTAAGTCTAACTCCATATAAATGGTGGGCTGATAGTAATGTAAGAAATAGAATTGATAGTATTAGAAAAACTTTTGGATTAGGCAGGAAAGCTTTAGAAGGTTATAATTTAGATGAAGCTACAATAGACCAATTAACTGGTACTCATCAGTCTGCATTACAGAAATGGGGTAGTTTAGAAGCTAAATGGCAGATGGCATCACTACTTGCTCACCCTAAAAGCTCTATTACTAACCTATATGGTGGTACTATTCACACTGCAATAGGTGCTGGTATCCAGAATTTAAGAAATGCTCGTAATATTGATTATCTTAAGGCTAATGTTAATCCTAACTGGAGGAGTTTAAGAGATGTAGATAGTTGGGTAGAAAAGCTTGGTGTTGTTGAAGAGTATTTGATACACGAAGCAGGTTTAAATAGAAAGATTAGAAGTCAAAGATTTGATGATTTTATTAAAGATGCAACTAAAAGAATTGCTAGAGACCCTGAATATAAAGATAGTAATCTTTATCAGTTAAGTAAGAAGTATAAATTAACAGACAGTATGTGGAATACTGCATCGTCCTTTATGAGAAGACCTGAAAGAACTCTTCGTAGGGATGCTTTTATGGCTCATTATTTACAAGCAAGGGAAAACTTTAAGGGTGCTATAAGAGATTTTGACCACCCTTTTTTAATTGAGATGGGTAAACGTGGTGTTAAAGGTACGCAGTTTCTTTATTCTGCTCCTTTTAGACCTATGTGGACTAACAGCACTCTGGGTAGGGTGTTCTCTCGTTTCCAGCTATGGAGCTGGAATAGTGTTCGTTTTAGAAACGATGTAATCCGTGAAGCAAGAATCAGAGGTATTCAACAAGGGACTCCTGAGTTTGAAAGAGCTAAGAGAATGATGACTGCTGATTTATATATGAAAGCTATGGCTGGATTATTTACTTACAGTTTATTTGACAATGCTTTACCTGCTCCATACAACTGGTTTCAAGATACAGCAGATTGGCTTATGGGTGATGAAAAAGAAAGAGAAAGAGCTTTTTATGGTTCACCTATTGGTCCAGCCTCTATCGTTCAACCTCCGATATTTAGATTCTTAACTCCTACCTTTGAAGGTATGGTTAATGGTGACTGGAGTCAAATGACTGATTACTATGCGTATACAGCTTTACCATTTGGTAGATTAATAAAAGATGTTGTAGGTCCCGGCGGGATAGTAGAAAATCCTTTTTATACAGTAGAGAAAATGACTGGTATGCCTTTGATAGCAGGTTCTCGTAAAATACAAGAAATGAAAGAAGGTGGACAGGGTAGGTCTCCTTATTCTAATTTACTAGAAGATGATGAAGCGTAATGGAAGCAGATGCGAGGTCGTATAAAAGTAGTATCGTTGATGATAACGCTATCATTAGGATTAACATTAAGTGGCTTATTCAGTTGCTTGTTGTTGTCAGTGCGGCTGTCTATGGATACATACAAATTGAAATGCGAATTAGAGAGCTGGAGACCTCTTTAGCTGAAGAACAACAAAAGATAGAAGAGCTTGTCCAGAAGCACGTTATCGAAGAAAATTTAAGAATGAAAACACTAGAGGAGGAGTTAACTTGGTATCAAAAGGAACTAAACCTAAATCCACTAAGTTGGAAAAAGAACAAAAGAAAGAAGTAATAGAACATCGTGCTAATATACATTGTTATAGATGTGGGAAAGAAGCTGATGAACTCAACCACAAAAATGTATGTCCTACCTGTGTTGAAAATGCACGGCGTAATTCTGTTTTTAGCAGTAGTATAGAAAGATAGCAAACTGTTACTCAGCGTCTTAAAGGAGCAAGGTGCCACCTCCGGTCGAGCGTGACACCTTACCTTACGAGAACCAGCTATGGCTTATGTAGTACAGGGATTACTACGCTGTCGTAATACTTACAGCCAGATGGATTGCATAACTTGCCATACATCTTAGCATCAACTCTTTGATAAATAGTTCCGCTTTGAATCTTAATCATACATCCTGAACATTTGCCACTATCCCAATTAGCACAGTATTTCAGAGCTTTAGAACGAAGTTTAGAATCAATCTTTTCCATTTTTATACTCCATTCCTACTAGTATTTTTATAGAGGGTTCATTTGGTTTTCTAGCTTTAAATATCTTTTTATTAGCCTCACACCACTTTATTAAGTTGTTCCTCTTCTTTGCTGACATCTCAGTAACTGGTTTCTTATCTTGACCTTTGTAAGGTCTTTGTTTTCTTTTCATACAACCTCACTTTAAAATAAGGGAGCCTCCTACTATCCGTCATACGGCGAGGAGAAAAACAGCTATCTAGACTGTTATACTACCGTGTATAAGACAAACCTCATTGTATGATTTCATACTTCGGTCAGCCCCCTTATTATGTTTAATTCTAGAAGGCACCTGACGCCAACCAGTTTACATTTGTCATTCTCTTCTTTTTTGACTCTAGTATCGCTAAGCATTATTGCTATTATTGCTACTCTATTGTCTCACTCGAGCAGACGTTAGTCTACAAACTCAAGAATGAATTAATGTGGTGCCTTTCTATTAATCGCAGTTACTTCCTTCAATACACTTTGTAAAAGGTTTTTTTTCATCTAATTCCTTTTGAACATTGTGCATAGGATTGTCTAACTGTCTAATACTTTTGTCATCTTCGTGACACCAATTACAATTACTTTTAATTCCATTAATTAATGTCATTATATTAGCTGATTCTTGTAGCTGGTTTTCCATATAAGCTTCTTCTTGTTGCTTATGAAGACCTTTTAAAATCATTTTTATATCACTAACATCTATCTTAAACGAATTATGTTGTTCTTTACTTTGCTTTTCTTTTCTTCGTTCTTCTTCTAATTCTAATAAGGTTGCCCCTAGATATACTGCTAAATCTAATACTTCTTCTATTGATTCCTTAAGATTGTCACGTCCTCCTTCACCTCTTATAGGTATAGAACCTCCGTACTTCTTCTGACCTAGTTCAAGCCTTCCCTTGATAAGGTCTATTACTTTATTATTTGTGTCGTTCAAAATCGACCTCCTTTTGCTAGTTTTCTCATTACATAATTACTTAACTCTTCTGGCAACTCCTGTACAAGTTGTATTAACACTTTAAAATCATCTTCGTTTAATGGTCCTTTTCTAGTGTTGCAAGTTCTACATATAAGTTGCAAGTTTTCCCGTGTTGAACCTCCTTTTTTAGCAAGGGGTATTATATGGTCACAGGCTATACTTCTTATATCTAGTCTCTTGTCACAATATTTGCATCCTTTACCATACACTTCATAGAACATTTCTCTTATTTCTACTTTTGTGATAGTACATTCAACATCGTTTTCTAGGGACCTTCTCTTCAGACTAGACATCAATGCACTCATCTTAGCAGATAGTTTTTTATAAGCTTTCTGCCAGAAGGTTCTGTGTATTGGTTCTAGTTTTTCTTTAAATTGTTCTTTTTTCATAACTTGGAATATAGGAGTGGGGGGCAGTGAGTGTCAACCGCCCCCACCTGATGAACTGAATTTAAGAGACTAATCTATATTCAGCGTATTTATTGCCTGTATGACTTTTGACTCTATCCATCTGTACTTTATGACCTTCTGCCCTAATACTATGTATAACGGCGGCTAATCTAAAGCATCCACAACTATTTAGAGCTAACATAGGAGTTACTTTTATCCCTTGCTCTAACAGTCTAAGAATCATTACTTTTTGGCTTTCTTTATTTCTCGGCATCTATTTTCCTTAGCATTTACGAGGTGAATGTGTATCCCAAATTTCCATATACTTATTGATAGGTCAATACTGTAGTTTCCATCTGTTGTTATTAACAAGATACCAGTTTGAACTATGCCTAGAATAGTTAGGTAGGAGCCTCTATAGTGATTTGCTTTCACTATCTTTGTGTCGAATAACTTCGGCATTAGCTTCTACGCACTCTTTTAAGCTTTTCTATGAAAAAGCCTGGGATTGATACACCTGCTGTTAGGTCCTTACGAGCTTTCTTTTTGTCGATTGATTCCACATACTCCATCTTTTTGTATTCTGCTGGTATGCTGGATTCATCTGTTACTGCTACTGGACCGAATGTCTCATACATCTTATACCTAGCTGTATCCGTCTCATATACTCCATCATCATCACCTAATTCTGAAACTACCATTGGTAGCAAGGTTTTGTTGAAGTAGTCCTTTAAGCTGGTTACTGCTTTACGCCTAACTCTTAATCTAGCTTGTTCTTGCTTGATTGCTTCGATTTCTGCGTCTATAAGATGCTCTCTTCTAGATAGTTCTACCATAAAATGGTCGATACCATCTACTTTTTTTCTAATTTGACCTTGTACGTTACTCATTTGCGTTTCTAATATGAGTTGCTCTTCATTATCTTGTTCGATTTGCAAGTTCATATCTGTTTCTATGTAGTCACCTATAAGTTCACGAGTTGTTTTGTTTCTACTCATTTTCGTCCTTGTTTTTCTATATGGACTGCTTGTTGTATGTACCATTCTATTTGCTTTTTAACAGACCTTTTTTCTTTTTCGGCTATTTGTTGTAATACCGCTTTTTCTTCGGCTGTTATTTCAGCTTTTACAATGTGTCTTTTTCTCATTACGCTCTCCTTGGTAATCTAAATGATGGCGTCCATTCGTGTGTTGTTGTGAACAAATCACCATCAGAGTTTTTAAATAGTTCAACTGTTTTTTCTGCACTGTCTTGTTTACCATTTATACCTATTACTTTTCGAGATGCGTTTTCGATTGCACCACTACCCTTACCAGCATATATGTCAAGAACTTCGTTTCTACTGTATTCTCGACTTACCTGTGATACTTGGATAATGATTATGTCCATATTTACTGCTAAATTTGATAAGTAATGTGATATATACTTGATTTGTTCGTATTCGCCTCTAATACCTCTAGGGACTTCAACTAAATCTATGTAATCCACCACTACTAATCTTGGTTGTAATTCTCTAATTTGTTTTTGTATTAAGTCTGGGTCAGGACTGATTGTTTGTATAACCATATGTTGCAGGTATTTCATATTGTTTTTACCTACATAGTTATAGTTTCTAGTCACTTCTTCCTTTGATAATCCACTAACAATTTGAAGATTACGCCTGTGCATATACCAACCACTTAGTTCTAAACTTAAGAACAAAGTCGGCATTTGCCAGTCTTCTCTAATGCTATTGTTAACGAAATCATAACCTAGGGCTATGTTTTGAGCTAACGTAGTTTTATTAGCACCAGTAGGTCCGAATATAGTTACTAATTCACCGGGATATATCGTACAATCTTTTCCTTCTAAACCAAACATCCTTGATAAATCTATTGCTTTACCAGAGAAATCAGTTGACAGTCTTTCTTCTAAATCACTTTGCAGTGTTTGAGCTGTCTTTACATCAACTAGATAGTCCTTGTTTTTATAGTAAATACACTTTGGGTTACATACTTCTTTTAATAACTGGTCTTGGCATCCGTATTTATATCCATAGTTATAAGTACTTTCTACTTTATCTATGACTATTTGAGGTGCTAACTGGTTATTATTCCAATGTAGTAACGCCGCTTTAGTAGCGTCACTCGGTAATCCGTGTCTTCTAAAGTGTGAAGCTATACGCATTACTGTGTGATTCCTGCTACCTGATTCGGGTCCTTTGTTGTACAGTGTTTGTATACAAGGTACGACATTTGTAGGCTCGTTAATTGTTTTCATTGACCTTACATCTGGTACTTCTTCATTTATTAGCCTGTTTAAACTTTCATCTCCCCACATTTCAGTACCTATGTACTTCAGTCTTCTGTCTTGAGCTAATTTCTGAATTTCAGAATAAGGTTGTAACATCAATTCATCTCTAGTCAATGGTATTTTGAATAGTTGACTCTTGATATTTAACGAGTGTGCCATTCTAAGAATTGCTGTCCTAGAATAGACGCTAGGGTCAAGTGATAATTCTGGAAAGGCTCCAAGCATTGTTTGTTTAACAATAAAAGGTAACTCAGTTCCGCTTTTAAATCCAAAATTATCACTACTTAAACTAATGTGATAACCTGTCCCACTAAAGAAACACTGATAGTTTCCATCTTTAAGATTGTGTTCTTCTTCAATATAACGCAATATTTCTTTAGCTTGTTCGTGTGTATACTCATCTGTATTCTGTCCTTTATCTATATCAATAGGCACTTCATCAACGTGACGAGTTCCTAAGAAGGCTTTTAATGTGCCGTTCTTTCTTAGATAATCAACTGCTTCTTCATCATAGACATAAACACTTCTATAAATAGCTTGTTTATCTCCTTGTTCATACACAATGTCCCACATTTCATCATAAGGGACTAAGGTCCCCCTCCTAGAAGGGGAACCTATAGCCATTTCAACAAATCGACTCATTTAGAATGAAGTCCGTTGCCCGTTTACAGTGCCGTTGCTGACACTAGGAGCATTATTTGTCATACCTTCACTAACCTCTTTTATAAGGTTCTTTGATTTTAGAAAGTCTACAAAGCTTTCCAGCTCTGCTCTGCCTTTCTCATTATTCAAAGTCAACCGAGGATAAGTAGTAGTATATGTTTTAGAAGGGTCCTTCTTACCCTGCTCTTTATAAACATACGCATAGTACTTAGTCTGCGGCTCAAGTGGATTGCTGTCCAAGAAGTTTTGGTTTAGAAAGGTAGCTATATTATCTATAGGTGTACCGTTCTCATCAACCATATTTCCTTGAACATCTGGACCTCCTTTAAAGCCAAGCACATCGAATAAACGATATACTTTCTTTAAAAGTGAACAGGTTTTAATTGTTCCATCTGGCTCTCTATCGTAAGAACCCAATATCTTCATCTCGTTTGGATATTGTGAACCTTCGATTTTTAGTGTAACTACTAAATAAAGGTCAGCCCAATCAAATTGGTCTGTTTTATCTTCATAGTCAACTATGCCTACAGGAACGAATCCTAAGAATTTGGACCCACCATCACTGGCAGTATCTAAATCGTCAGGTCTGAATGGTGCATTATTGCTCATTCGTTTTCTCCTTATAGTTTAGGATTTCAGATACAATAGCCTGAAAGCTAAAAGGCAACAACTTTTGACTTAAGGGTTTTAAGCGTGAACCTACTACCCTTTCATCATATGCCTCAAATGAGACATTGTAACTGCCATCATCTTTCGTAGCTGTACTGTATCCAATTACATCAGCTTTAGCGGCTAGTGAATAGCCTAAGCCTCTTGGCAGTTCAGGTGATAATTGTGCTTTCCCATCTGTGACTACTGTAGTCTTAGAATGAGATACTAACACAAGGTTACCACCCTTTTGCTTGATAAGGTCTTGGAATCGCTTAATGATGTCTACGTTCTTCCGTCTGGCTTTACCCCAATCGGCTCCCCATTGACCTTCACCCATAGCACTTATTCCAAGTTCGTGTAATACAGTTTCTTCTACCCACTCATTAACTTGTCCGAGTGTGTCGATTACTACTGTATCATACGGCAAATTATCCCATTCCTTTGAAATCCATTGATATGCTTCAATCAAGCTGTAAACTGGCATTGGTTTGCCCTTTTCCTTGCCTGACCTATAAACAAATCCACGTTCTTCTGGTGGGATAACTTCACTTTGCGGCTTTCCTGCTATCGTAACCTGCTTACCGTCTTTTTCCACAGGTCTTACTGGAGCGTTTAAGGAAGCTATAGTTACTACATTTGCCTTATCAACAAATTCAGCTCCTAAATCAGTATCTAGTATTAAGACACCTTCGCTTCCTTTTTCACTCCATTCTGCACAAGCAGTAGTTTTACCAGTCTTTGGTTGACCGATAAAGAACCAAGTCAACCCACTAGGCAATCCATTTGCCCAATCTGTTGACACTTTTCTAACCTCAATCATTAATCCTCCTGAGAGTTTATTATTATTGGTCTTATTAATGTTCCTAATTGTACTGAATTAGGACTCAAGCTGGTCCAAATATAGTCATAATACGCTAAACCTGCAACTAAATTGTGGATTTGAGCTGTTACTAATGACGCTATATGTTGCGTAGCGAACACAGAATGCTTCATAGAACACGGAGCCTCTGGTACAGTATGCGTTGGTTGCCATCTCTTGCTTAAGTAGTTTGTATCTTCAATTTCGTTAGGTAGCCCGTGTCTGGACGATTCAGTTACCAACTCTACAGTAGTTGCACCCATACGAGCATCAATAAAGAAATCTTTATCTCGGAGTTTATACCACTCCTGAAATGCCATTCTTCTTGATTCCATATTATCAGTGCAAATGATTATCCTTGGTGATGCTTTAATGTCAGGACTATAATGTCTTTGCATACCCATATACATTTGTCCTTCTTCTGCATACATTTCGTGTAATGCTCTACCAGCAGATACTTTAGCCACACCGATATTCTGAATTGGATAACAAGTAGAGCTAATGTTGTGATTTTCCATAACATCACTATCCCATACTGTCATTTCTTTCCAGCCCATCATAGCTAAACTTTGTATAACAAACGAGCCTATTCCTCCAGCTCCTATTATTGTTACATCAGATAATAATTCCTGCTTTATCAGGTCTTTATTTCTTAAAAATCTATTTGGTGTTTTTTTAATTTCTCGCAATTTGATTCCTCACTTTTTATTTAACGATACAGTAGCAGGACCCGTTGGGCAAAGCCCTTATTGTCGGCATCCTGCCACTGCACGTAGGTTTATATTATACCACCGCCCATTCCATCTACCCAGCTATGTGGGTCTATGTCTGGTGCTATCTTTCTACATTCTTCAGTAAACTCTGCTTCCGTTATTTCGTTAGCTTCGAACTTATTGTAAGCTTCTGCTATTGCTTCCATCTGTCTATCTGGTTCCGACATTCCCGGTTCCATTAGTTCGTGTAGTTCTGCTGTCTCTCCTGTTAGAGATAGCTGGTTGGTGATAACTTTTGGTTCTTTTTTTTCTTTTTTGTCTTCTCCAAAAGCACTGTATTGATAGTAGCCATTATATCCATTGTAGTTGCCGTGTATTCCCCTGTAACTCCCGCTACCAAAGGTATTTACGACATTCTTCTTAGATTCTTCTTCAATGAAGTCGGCTTCATCTCTCCACGCTTTCTCTGACTTATGTTTGAACTTAGTCTGGACATTTCCCTCTACATAATTAGGGAATCCAAATTGGTCCTGATAAGATACTGCTGTAACATACTTTTTCTTTGTGTGTGCTACTACAGTTGAGAAGAAAAGACCTTCTTGTGGTGCTTGTTCTAACAATGCCTTTTCATCAGTTCCTGAGAAGAAAGCTCCCATTCCGTGATGACTATGTATCATTCCTAGATAAGCGTCCGTTAATGCTGGTAACTCCTTGTAGATTTTAGGTAGCATTGGACCTAATATCTCTGCATCCATCTCGGTTGCACTTGCATCTCCGAGGTCTATAGGAACAAAATGCACAAGCGTTACTTTTAAAGGAAATCCTTTATCAGTCCTGCTATCTATTCTGTACCACGCTGGTCCAGACCATTCTGTTTTATCAAAACGTCTCAAGAGATAGTTGATTTTCTCTACTACCGGATTGAGAACGTGTACCGTAAGCGACTCTTGCTGATTTGTCTCGTTCATTGATTACACTCCTTGTTTTCTCTTTTAGTTGTTGTTTAATTCCCTCTAATACATCACATTCCATTTCAGCAACCATCTTTTTATATTCATTTCTTGCTGAAGTTGATGCTCCAAATAGCATTAGACTTGTATTTATCCTGACAGTATCTATGAGTGCCCATAATAACATTCCTACTTGACAATGTCCCGGAACTTCTGGATTCATAGTTTCTGCTTGGTCTCCATCTAGATAATCGTGATAAGATTTATGACAATATTGTTGTAACTTTTCCCAATTAAATAGACATTCACGAGTTTCTTCATCACTATAAGGGCTAAACTCAAAGTCATCGCCTCTTATTTGTGCGTATTTATTCGCCATTCTTATTAATGCCATTACCCAGATATTCTCTCTGTAATGATTTATTGAGTTTCTTGTCATACTACCACAGTATTTAAAACCTAACTGATATGTTATGTCTCGTATACTTGCATTATCTTTTAAGACTAACCATCTATTACGCTTAAAATCTTTTTTAGATTGCATAATATGTCTGGATGTAATATTTAAACCACTATTGCTTGAGTTTTCAAATCCCCTTAATTCACTTGATGTATTTTCAATGGATGACCTCACCCAAGACCAAGCGTCTGAAAGAAAGAGATATGTGTGTTCAGGTGTGTTGAACGGGTATTTGATGTCGAACTCTTTTACCATAGCTCCATCAAGAATGCCTGTAAGCCTTACATATGAACCCATATTTAGCTTACCTCTGACATCAGTTTTTACTCTATCGCATAAAGCTATCATATCGTGGAATAACTTGCGGCTTTTTGAAAGAGCACGATTTGGCAAATCTCTCTTTTTATCTGTCCCTACTGAAGCACACATCCAATGAAGTAATATCTCTCTTAAACTCATACCTAAAGAAAGTAGTTTACTGCATTCTGTGCTATAGACGAACCTTGATAATGCGTAATTACTCATATCTCTATAATTCCTACTTGCTGATTCTCTGGCATAGGTCATATTCTTTGCAATGGTAGTGAATATAATAGATTCTTTGAACTGTAACGCTTTATGAGATTCATAACTCCTGTAAACGTGGTTAATATCCCAATATGCGTCATTTCTGGTCCAATTATTAATGAATGATTTTGCAACATTCTTTAACATAGGTAGATTGCCTTGACTTATACATACTGACCAAGGCTGACTAAAATCTCCTAAGCAGGGACTTCCTTCTGTACTAAC